ACGAAAGTGATTACAGACTAGCCTACAAAGACTGGCACTCAAGCAATGTAAAGTACGAGAACGGCCACTTCTGGGTAAAAGAATAAGGAGAGAATGAAATGAACGAATCAACACTGGTTCCAGAAAAACTTACTGGCGCAATGGAGGATGCTATTTACAAGGAGCTGAGCGCCGGAAGCTTGTACGGATTCAAAGGAGCTTACAAATCAATGCTCGCCGCCGCACCAGAGTACAAGCAATGAAACCATCACAGGCTGACGCCTACTGGTCAGGGTACAGAGCGGCAAGCGCAGGGCGCAAGCGCAGCGCACCATCAACACTGAATTTCGAGCTTATGCACTGGTGGCTTGGTGGGTACAGCGACTGGGAGATTGAAAACAAATAGGCCCCACAGCAGGGGCCTTTTCTTATCGCTCCGCAACAAGTTACGACACCACAGGATCGTCAATTTCCTCGCCACCAAGGTCAATGTCAGGAATCGACCCCTCAAACCCCCCAGCCTCTCTGATTTCCTCGGCTGTGTAGATTGGCCCGCTACCAGCTCGCATTGATACCTCGTTAGTCTGCGCCATCTTGTATGTCAAATCCGCCCGCTCACCATCAGAAGCTTCAACCAAGTTATCCCACCAGATTTCGATTGGCGCTTTCGGTGCTGGCATCAGGCCAACCTTCGCCATGTGCGAGAAGAATCGACGCAGCATTGGGGTGAGAGTGTTGTTGCAGCGGTCTTGCTTGTACTTGCCAAGCTGCTTCTGGTCTTCGTCGCTGGCAAGTCGTCCGGTCATCTGGCCTATGAGGATGGTAACGGGGATCCCCTGAGACGCCGCGATCTCGTTCATGCAAATCATCCAGTGGTTCATTGGGTCGGCGATGGATGATTGCATGGTATTGGCTTTCATGCCGGCAAGCAGGATTGAGTTATCGAAGCCTTTGTTAAAGTCGTCAACGTCTTCATCAAACCTTGCCCGCTTGGTGGGGTCGCTAAACATGCTTGCGGCAGTCTGTGAGTCTGTCACCTCCATGGAAAACCGCTGCTTGGCATTGCGCAAGAACCCCTCACCACCAGCGCAACGAATCTTCTCGGCGTCCATGAGCGCGTTGAAGCAAGACTCAAGCGCTGGGATCCCGTAGATAGACCCGTCATCTGCACCCTCTGCGAAGATGAACAGGCGCGACGGATGCAGCTCGAAGGATTGCGAATCACCCTGCGACTTGGTGCCTGGAACTTGGCTTCGGTAGTTGTAATATTTCGGGTTGCCGTAGTCTGCCGACTGAATGTCGTCAATCCACTGGGTTACATCCAGTTGTGACTCAAACAGCGGGCGCATGTTGAGCAGCCCTTCCGGCCCAGTGGCTTGAATTGGCCCTTTAGCCTCCGCGCCAGCTCGTTCCTTGGCGATAAGCCACAAACCGCCGTATTGACCAATGCGCTGACGAATGTCAAGAGCCCGCAGACGCTCCCATAAATCATGATACTCAACAAGCCGCTCAATGGATTTCATCCATGCGGCATCTTCGCATTCGATGTGCGGCGGAGTTTGCCAGCAAGTGCGCACTGGAAGGTCGATAACGACTTTCGCCAAACCCTTGCGACGGTATGCGCTCCAAAGGTCAGAGAATGCAACTTCGTTCGGGTAGCCGCCGACCGAGTACACATCAAGTCGCGTGTTTGCGTTGTCGTAGAATCCTGCGTACTGGTATGGTGTGCGAGCGCGTGAGCTAGATGAGTTTTGCGCGGTTCGGCGCTGGTTATATTGACGTTTCTTAGGCATCGGGGTAAACCTCCTGATTGATAACGGAGAGTTTACCCCAAATTCAGTTGGTGGGCTATTTTGAGGTGCGGTCGAGCTCTGCAAGGAGTGCGTCGACGTAAGCTATTGCAGTTGCAGCTACCGCATCTGGCTCTACTGTATTGAGGTCAGGTGCCGCAAGCAAACCTTGGAGCGCGTGCATCGCCATCATCTCGCGCTTAGTTAAGCCAGTTGGAATGCCTGGGCCGCTGTAATCGTAGTAATTGCACGAATAGCCTTCACTGGTGGCCGACTGCGGCATTGCTGGCATATCTGCATTCTTCATTGCCATTCTCCTTTTGTTAGTTGACGCCACAAAGATAGCGACAAGGCTGACTTATTGCAAGCAAAAAAATCCCCATCACAAGGATGGGGCAGGAGGTGTCAACCTAGGAGGATGGATGTTCTGGCATGATTATTGCCTATCTAATTAATTTCGTCAAGGTTGTTTACATGAGTTTGTGGTGGTGACATACTGAGATTGTAAACTAAGGAGTGGATGTGTATGGATGTTAACGGGTTTGAGCTTGGCGGAATTAGGTACAAAGAGGTTGTGGCTCAGCATGGTGTCGGGTGTAGTGGTTGCGTATTTTATGAGACAAACGCTTACAGTTGCCATGCATCGCCGGAGTGCGCTGGTGAGTTAAGGTCGGATGGAGTACATGTTATTTTTGTGAGGGATGAGCAATGATCGACTTCCAAGAATTCAAACGCGAATACATCGACGAAAATCTGCCGAAGCTGTACGCTGGCGAGCTTGATGTTGATATGGCGCAAATCGTGTGGAACATGAACAGCGAAGAGTGCTGCGAGTTTAACAAGGCGGCGGAAAACATCTGGGCCGGACGCGAAAGCCTAGCGATGGATGTGTTGCTCGAAAAACTCGCCATCGAATACCTGTCCGACGCAGCAAAACACGAATACAAAAACATGATCGCACTTGCAGAGGACGAAGCTGGTGCGGAACGGGCTTTTTACAACTTGAATCGGTGAGGTGTGTGATGGGTGAATATTTGAAGATGGCGGATGTGTTTCCGGTTGAGATTAGAACTGACGATGATAGCGGCAGTCTTATTTGCGATGAGGACGGCATCATCCTTGAAAGCTTTTCAGGTGACAAAGTTGCTGATTACACGCTCCACGCCATCAACTCCCACGATGAGCTTGTGGATCTTCTGCAAGCGCATTGCAAAGCACAATATGATGGCGCTACGCTGGTTCGCGATCTTGATGTTTTGCTTAATGGCGAAGATGGCGCTGCGATTCAAGCCAGCTTGTGCGATATTGTGGCTCAAGTTAAAAAGCATGGACTATCATTCAATCGCGTGGATGAGCTTGGGGCGGAGGTTGAGCGGTTGCGTGAGTCGCTAAAGTGGGCCGTTGGAAATCTTCCATTCGAAAATGCATTCGAGTGGTCAGATGATGAAAATGCAGATGCTCACTATGCTGCGCTAAGGCTGCTATGCGTAGAGGTAGATGAATAAAACAAAGCCCCATCAAGGGGCTTTTTCTTTGGTGCTAATATGCTATAGTTTACTTGCGACTAGGGGGCACCCGAAAGGCATCTAGTCAATGCTTGTCGCAAACCTTCCGACTACCTTTGACTGGGGTTCATTTATGGCATATCCGATACCAAAAGAAGAATACATAGACCGAATTAACTCTACAGGTCGCTACAAGTTCATATCATTTCATGGTGAATTCAAAAACGCCAAATCAAGAGCGAACGTTGAGTGCTTGAGATGCGGGCTAAGGTGGGACGCGTGCATTCATACGCTGGCAACTGGAAGCTCCGGATGCAGATTGTGCGCAAATAAAATAATCTCATCAAAAAAATCACTTAGCAGTGACATGTACGAAAGAAGGGTTAATGAATCCGGTTTCGCTAAATTCATAAAGTGGAACTCTGATAAATTTCACGCAAAATCAAAGATCACCGCACTCTGCCTTCTGTGTGAGTCTGAATACACAACAACTCCAGACTTGGTTAGACGCGGCGCTGGATGCGGCAAGTGCAAGGGGGAGAGGATTAGTGAGTCAAAAAGAGTTGATGATATCTTCTGGATAGAGAAGATAAACTTGTCTGGCAATGGGGTGTTCAGATTTGTTGAGTGGGAAGATGGGTTTAGAAACGCATACAGCAGGGCGATAATTGAATGCAAAAATGGACATCACTGGAACTCAACGCCTGATAGCATTGTTCATGGTAGTGGCTGCCCAAGATGTGCCAGAAGGGGGTTTGATCAAACATCAGATGCTTACGTTTACTCAATGCTAAGTGAGTGCGGCAGGTATTTAAAGGTTGGAATTAGCGGCGCTCTTGATAGGCGCATAGCAAACCTAAAGCTAGACACGCCTTTTGATTTTAGTGTGTATAGCCTATTCAAGACTGGTGGTAAAAACGCTATGAAGATTGAAAAGGATATACATAGCAGGTATGAGCGCGCTGGATTCTCAGGATTTCAAGGCTCTACAGAGTGGATGATTGCAACAAGAGAGTTGCTTGACGAGATGAAAGGAATGGGCCGCTAAGGCCCATTTTTTATTTGTATATCATATCAAACAGAGATGTATTATTTATCAGTGCGTAGTTGATCCCATCAAATACCGTATCTGCCGCATCGTCGTGTTTGTGGCTATCGTCTGCCGAGAATAGAGCCAGCTCTGAAACTACATGAACAACCCAATCCTTTCCAGCTGGCACCAGGAACTTGCCAGCCTTTACCTGTGGTGCGCAGTCGAGGGCTCTCGTAAGTTTATCCTTGTTTCGCTTAACTGGCGTTATTGGTATAGGTGACGCCCTGCCAACCGTCTGGATCAAGCCAGTTCCAGACGAAGCATCTTCAACAAGTACAGCCCTCAAGTTTCCGTTTGCCATGTTGCTATTCATTCCCCACGCATCACCTATGAAAGAGCGGAATGTTGCCTCAAGTTCTGGTGCCTCGAATTTCCCCCTGCACATGTCTATCATGTACAGCCTACCCTGGTAAACGCCGAAGTGACTGAATACAGAGAAGTCGTTTCGGGTTCCTGTTTTAGTTGCTGTATCTGCCGTGATAAACCTGTACTCCCAATATGGAGGTGTTGGGTTTTCTTCGTCGCCATACTGAAGTATCCAATCGGCAGAAAATATTCTCCCTGACAGCGCTATTGGCTCTTGCATATACTGAGACAAGAAGGTGTATTCGTCAATCTCCCACAAGTCCATCAACTGGCCTATGTCTTCGTTTTCAGGCCAGAAACTCCAGTAGCGCTGACCAGCAACGACGACCGATTCTGAGTCTTTGATATCAGCCCAGCATAAGTCCTTATGCTTATCAGGAAGTGTGTTTATATACTCTTCGGTTATAAGTGCCGGAATGCGCATGTGCTCGAACTTGATGCCCATTCCGTTAGCGAGCAGGAACCCGCTAGTGTCGTCAACGTGCGTGCGCTGTGCAATGCATATGATTGGAGTTGCGTTGTCTTTGCTCTTGTCTCCACGACGAGAGCGAATGGTTCCGGTCATGTAGTCGTGCTGACGTTTGCGCTTGACCTCTGAAAGCATGTCGGCTGGCTTGTCGGGGTCGTCCAAGTTGATGAGCCCGCTGAATTGCTCGCCGATGTACCCAGCGCGAGAGCCGGTAATCTGCCCGCCAACGGAGCGGCTGACAGTCTCGCCAAGGCGCTTGCCTCGATGGTCAACGACCGTCCACTCCTGCGCCTGATTCACACCAAATGCGCACTGGAATAGGCTCTGGTACTCATGGCTTGCGATGATGTCGCGGGTGCGCACTGAGTTGCGTATAACGAGGTCATTTGAGAATGACAGGTTGAGGTTGCGGAACCTGTTTAGCTTGCCGACATTCACCAGCGAATTGACATATGCCGGAAGGTGTATCGAGAAGAATTCCGTTTTCGTACTTCCAGGTGGGACGTTGATAACCCAGTTGCGATTAGGGATGCGCCTCCAGATGATGTCATCAACCAAGTCAGCGAAAAGGTGATGATGCCAATTCACGCGAAGCTTGTCGCCCTGCATGAGGTTGAACCACAGTCGCGTAAATGTGAGAAAGTCGCGCTGTGACATCTGCTTTAGCGCGACTCGCTCAGTTAGGTTTAATTCTTCGAATTCAAGCATTTTCACCTCCGGTTGTGAGGCCATTATACAACAAAGCCGCACAATGGCGGCTTTGATTCACTTCGATGTTATCACGCAGGATTCTGGTATCCGCTCGATTTCAACTCCATCCAATCTGGCATATCCAACAAAACTTGAGCCATTGAATACCTTTCTGAATTGAAAGTGATTCTGCCCGCACGTTGCGCTGAATATCTTACCGCCCTCAATGTCAATCTTGTCTATGTTCTTTTGGTGCGCAAAGTACAAAACGAAAGCAGCCAAACTGAACATTAGCACCACTGGCAGTGCACTTGCCTCTCCTTTCATTTCAAACCATCCATTTAAGCTGTTATGAAAACCCCGCCGTGCGCAAATGGGCGTAGAGGGCGGGGTCGTGTTTTTGTATTGTTACTTATTCAATAGGTTTTGGCAATGGCATCCACTGCTCCGGATCTGTTTCGTTTGCCATGTAGTGGTGGCCGTATTCTGGGCAAACCTCTACATAATCAATGTGCCAATCGCAACCATCCCACACCAATATTTCCTCACCGATAATTTCGATATCTTCAATGCTGCCTATCTTTTGCGGCCATTCGCTCATTTCTGTTTCTCCTTATTCAACCCAAGATAATTCACCAGCTCCCTCCGCTGCTCGTTTCGCAGCTCAAGAAGCGCTTCTAGGTGTGCTATTTCTATGTCTAGTTCTGCGAGTTCGGTTTGTTGTTTTGTCACAGCCTTCCTCCTTTTGTCAGACTTCCGTTGTTCGCGAAACAGCTTTAGCCACGGCGATTAGGTGTTCATTCTTCCAACTCCACCCTACCACCAGCCATCTCTTCCAAATTGCGCCGCAGCATATGCAACGCGCCGGAAGGGAAGGCTTGCTTGGCTAACCCTTGAAATATCAAGTAAACGCGAGTGTGCTCGGTCAATCGTGGCAGCAACTGCGCAACGCAACGACGAATCGCAGTGTTCGGTTTGTCGCGGTGGATCTCGCTGCAAAGCTCGACAGTGACCAATGCGCTCAGGTATGCGACGCACTCGGCGTCTCTCGCGGTGTACTCTACTTGTTGCATTGCATTGCCTCGTCGATGGCAGCGTCAAGCATTTCATCATGAAGCACAGAGTATGATGAGCAGTCAAAATCAAATGTTATCTGGTCGCCATTTGTATCGGTAAAAAATGCCAATGGAGCATTGCCGTACGTGAATGCAGACTCATCACGCAACCACCGATACCGAGCCGCGTCTTTTTCTGCTTGGCGTAGGCGCGTTAGTAGCTCAACGGCATCAATTGGACTTATGTCTGAGTTCGTGAACCCAACAAGTACATATGAAATCATTTTATTGTGCAGCTCATCCAAATCAATCATCACAATCCCCTTTCGCTAGTTGACACAAACAATGTAAATTAAAGGCTGGAGAGTGTCCAGCCCTTTGCGTTAAATTTCTCTAAGAATCGCCTCTTCCGCCGCCTTCACATCTGCCGCCGTGATGGTCACGTTAACGCCTTTCGGTGTCATCGAGCCGTCAGAGCTGATGTTATCAATGACTAGCTTATCCATGCCGGTGAGCTTGGCCTTCGCCTGAGTCGCTGCAACCGCCGCTGACGATTGCACTGTCTCAGCGGTAAGTGCGGCAACCCTGGCCTCCTCAAGCTCGTCTATGAGCGATTGAAGCGTGATTCCGCAGCGCTTCAGCATCATCAGCTTGTGAGCCTCGATGGCGTCGGCTATCTCCTGTTTCTGCAAGTTTTCAGAAGCTATGGAGTGGGCCGATGTTTCGCTGTAGCCAGCAATCAATGCCGCCTTCGTGGCGTTGTATCCATTACTGCAATGGGCCGCAC